GTCTTTCTTTTGTGCGCCTGACAACGGGGCAGGGGGAGTCAAACTCACCCCAATGTCACCTTCGGAGGTTTTTTCGTCACCCCGATCAGGGGGGAGGGGGGTGACATAGCGCCAAATGGGTGACATAAAAGAGGCCACATCACCCAAATACTCACCCAGGAGGAATCCAGCAGGGCCAAGGGATGTAGACCGTTTGGGTGAGAAGGTGAGATAATTTTCTTAAAAAGATATCTGAGTGCTTTTTGCACTTAGGAAAAACTTTTGGAAAAAAAGTCACCCTCGTCACCCTACATTTGTTTTATGAACTTGAGACGCACATCCAGGAAGAAACCTTGGATAGCAAAAAAGCAAGGGCGCAACCGTAGGGACTTGGACTCTGGCAGACTGGTGAGGCCGTTCGAGGGGGTGGCTAGTAACGGCTTCTACAAGACGCCGCAGTGGAGAGCGACCAGGGAGGCCGTGCTGCATCGCGACGGCATCTGTCAGTGGTGCCTGCACCTGGGGCACGTAACCCCAGCCACAGAAGCGGATCACGTAATCCCCCTCAACAGGTGCGACAACGGGTACGATCAGACCAACATAGTGGGCAGCTGTAGAAGTTGTAACGCAAGAAGGGCCTCTTATGAGGCCAACGGTGTTAGGTTTGAATCGTTCGAAGATTGTGTCAAGTACATGCGAAAGAAACTTTACGGAAATGAGGATTCAGGTAAACAGTCTGGGTTGGACCAAGTCTGAGAAGGACAGCTTCAAAAGCTCGCTGTCTGATATGGCTCGTGAGTTCAAGTGCAGCATCCGCGTTCTGGATGGCATAGACAACAGCGGCAAGATGGTTGTGGAGACGGATGACGAGAGCGTTGTCTTTATGCTAACGGATATATCCTCATGAAGAAAAACAAGAACAACAACAAACATTCGATTATCTTCTTATCTGCGTTAGCTTTAGAAATAGGAAGCACGATGTATATAAGCTCTGTAGCTGACAAGGATATGGCCAGTACAATGGTTTGGGCTTTTTTAGGTCCCTTTATAGCGCTCCCGTTCGCTGGTTATGTGGCTGATGAAAAAACATGGAAGGGAAGGTTTTATTTAGCCTTGTCTAGTTCTGCTGGATATGCTTTCGGAGCTTTTCTGTCGATGCAGCTTATCTTAAACCATTAAAGACTTGCATGAGAAAGAGGAGAGGCAGTAACCGAGCAGATTCTAAATCGAGTAAACAATTGAACAAGAAACCTAAAACCAAGCCGAGAGCAGAGAAAAAGTACACTCATGCTCAAATGAAGAAGAAAGTGGACGAGTGGTGTAGTAAATTTGTTCGATGGAGCGCTGCTGACGAAGACGGTTACGCCAGATGCTACACCTGCGGTAAGGAGGATCACGTCTCCAAATTGCAGGCCGGGCACTTCGCCAGTCGCCGACACATGAATACCCGTTGGGACCACGAGTGGAATATACGCGTTCAGTGTATAAGCTGTAACCTGTACTCCCAGGGCGAACAGTGGGTGTTTGGTCAGGCCCTGGATAAGGAGCGCCCAGGTGTATCTGCCGAGGTAATGCGACGCTCCAAACAACTAAAAAAGTTTGGGATGCCAGAGCTTCGGAAGATGTACGAATGGTATAAAGAGCAATGTGAGGAGTTGGCGAAGAGGAAGAAGGTTAGAATAAAAAAAATTTAAAAAATGAGTTTACTTAGGGCGCACAAGTCCGTGTTTGAAGTGGTCCGTGACGCGCTAGCTGCGGACTCTACACTCTCACATATCAAGGTGTCGGTTGGCGCTCGCTTTCAAGGTGAGCAAAACCCAGAGGTCATCATTCAGCAGTCTAGCTTTGACATTAACGATCTCAACACTGCGGACTATGGTGCCTTTGAAATCTCCGTATTCTGCTATGCTAATACGTACACAGAAGCCGCGAAGATTGCAGACACCGTATTTACGGCAATCCAAGAGAACGACCTGTACACCCTGACGGAACAGGAACTGATTGTCGGGTCTGATCCTGAACAATACAACATATCACAAACGCTTTACCACCTCAAGGGTCTGGACTTGTTCCTTGAGCACTACGATGAGGATGGCTACGAGGCCAACGTGCTTGTTCGTGCGATTGAGGCGGAAGACACAACTACTGGTGTAGGAAACTACATTCCTAAAACCTCTGGCTCTCCAGCTCCTTTCTATGCGCAGCTTGATTCGCGTATCCAAGACCTGTCTGATGTAAATGTAAACTCTCTCGGTGAGGGGCAGATACTAAAGTATGATGTCAGTGAGGGCGAGTGGGTGAATGCTGACCTTCCGCTATTTGCTAATAATGGTTTAGTCTCGTCAAACGTCAACGGGATCACGTTGCTTTCTCTGGCTGACTCTCAGACCTTCACTACTGCGTCTACGTCTGGTGACCTGACCGTTGGTGGCAACCTGAATTTTACAGGGCCGCAGACCAAGTTGATTCGCCCATTTGATTTAGGCCAAGCCGCTGGGCCGCTTACAATTCAAAGCAACGGAGACCTCGTCATAGAGCTGGATGAGAATGCCGACGAATTAGATAAAGCCTTCATCGTAAAGAATGGAGCGAACTCTGAGGTATTCAAGGTTGACGAAGCAGGCAACGTAACGGTGAATCAGGAGTACATTCTGCCAACTACCGACGGCGGTACAGATTACTTTTTAAAGACGGACGGCGACGGCCAGCTGTATTTCGCAACGCTGTACGGCACGAGTGGCAATACAGGAGGAGCGCCTCCGCCTGCGATTGACACAATTTCTGAGTTGTTTGACACCCAGATTTCGGCTCTAGCCGATAATCAGATATTACGGTACGACTCAGGGTCTAGCAAGTGGGTTAACGAAGACTTGACTTTAGCTCAATCGATAGGTGACCTTACCGACGTAGACACAACCACCACTGCCCCCGCTGACGGCCAGGCTTTGGTGTGGAACAACACGAATAGCGAATGGGAGCCAGGTGATGTGGGGATTGAAGGGTTTGAAACAGAGCTTTCTCCAGATTCAATAAAATCCTGGTATGCATCTTTTGAGCAAGTTATAGATACCGCTACAAGCGCTGGTGTTTATCCAGATGCTATTGCTTTAACGGCGAACGAAGGCCATCCGCGTGATGTTTGTCTTAGTCCAGACGGTCTTAGCATTTATATTGTTGGTAATGGTACAGATCGTATTTGGCAGTACACGCTAAATGCGGCATTTGACTTAACTAGTTTAGATCTGTCGTCTGAAAAGAGCGTTTATATAGGTTCTTCAGACGGGACTCCAGTCAACCTGTACATAGCTGACGACCCTAACGATACGTCAACTTATGGGAAAAAGTTTTTTGTCATAGGCGACAGCACAAACAAGGTTTTTGAGTTTTTAGCTACCACAGCCTGGGACGTTACTACGATAGACGACGCTGGAGACGGTGGGACCGCAGCTTCTAACGCTACGTTTAGTCTTCCTACTACCCCAGACCACGCCTACTCTGGCGTTTGTTTTTCCAGAAGTGGGTCTAAGATGTTTGTTACTAGAAACTCGAACAACAGTCCAGAGGTTCAGGTGTATGACTTGAGCACAAACTATGACATTACCACCTCCGTTGTCAACAGCACAGAGTCTATAGACTTTTCTAATGTAAGATATCGTCCTAACTGGTATACAAACAATTTAACTGGGACCCATCAAAAAGTAAACGCCTTAGAGTTTAACTCAGACGGAACAAAGCTGTATCTGGTCACAGATTACAACCTTATTCAAGAGCTAGACCTTTCAACGCCCTACGACGTTACTACGTACACTCACGTTGACACGCAGGATTTTACTACATATAGAACAGGTATGGCCCTCTCTTCAACAGAAGGAGACACCACACTCAATACTTTGAGTGGAATCTTTTACTCAAAAGATGCCGATTATGTCTTTATTGTTTTTAACGATCGAGATGAGATAATCAGGCTAAATAGAGACAACTTGGTTATAAGCGGGGCTAACCTTTATCAGGACGATGTGGTGGTCAGAAACTCTCTGTACGCTCGTGCTTCAGAGATAGAGTTGCTTCGAGTTACTGGCGGATGTAGGCTCCCTGGAAACATCTATATAGGAGGCGCTATGAACTGGTCTGGGTTTAATTCTGGTCCAGGTGTTACAAAAAACAATACGTTCTTTTTGGGGACGGGCATGGGGAGTTTGGCCTTTGTAAATTCTAATCAACCTTCAAGCTACCCTAACGCTACCAGCAAAGACGTAAATAATACTACTGCTGGGACGTGGATTTTTCCTTCTGACTTGACTGGAGCTAATAACATTGTCCTGCCAGCGCTTTCTGGTAACGTAATCCTAGACACAACGCCGAATCTCTATTATAATAGGTTTGATTCTGACGCTGAATCAAAAATTACTGGGGCTACAGAAGATATTGAATATTACTATACGGCCAGAACTGATGGTCAGGGTAGTTTTCAAAGGCAGATTGGTGCGCTACCAGCATCAGGTCAAGCCCTAACCAGAACGAGCTACTATTCTGACAAAGCTTTCGCGGACCCAGATACAGCAGCTGACTGGACGCAGGGAACAGCTTATACGTCGACCAGTCTTGCAGATTCTATATCTCAGTCTGCTGACACTCTTTTGAATGCTCAGTCTACTGGTACTCCTCCTCTTTCAACCAAGATTGTTGTCTCTAACTACCTTGGTTCTTCAGGACTTGTTAGCGGAGACGCGAACGGGTTTGGAGGTACATCTGTGGCCTACAGCCTTCGATTGTTAAACCACGCATATGCAGGCGCTGCAATAAGAGTTGTTAATGACAGCAACGTAGAGGCTGACATAGGGTTTGATTCTAATTACGAACTCGACACTACGGCCCTTTTGGCTCACTGTGGTAGCGGAGATGGGTACCTAGTGAAGTGGTACGATCAAGCCAAAGGCGGCTCCACTGGCGATGGTAATGACGCAACATGGGAGAGCAACACTTCGTACTCAAGCAGAAAGCCGCAGATTGTGTCTGCTGGGTCTGTCATTACAGATAACGGTAAGCCATGCCTGGAGACTATTGATGCAGGGATGGTGATGGATGAGCAGTTCAGCGCTTCTAATGAGTATGATTTGTTCTTTGTAGCTCAAAAAACCCTAAATAACAACAATCACGGTATGATTTGGGGTACTCAAACTGGAAACGATTGTAGGGTTTGGCTGAACGATTATAGGCTTAATCTGGAGGTAAACAATGGAGAGAACTGGAGCCAGGCTTTTGGCGACGGCGGAGCTAATACATATTGGTATCAGATGGGACAATTTGTATTTAACGTAAGAAGAGATGCTTCTGATGTAAACACAGCCCAAAGGAATGATGTTGTTGGCAACACCAACTACACAAGGGGTGGAGCCATGAAGACTGATAGAATCCTCAACGCATGGAACAATCAAGGGTATTCTTTTGCTGGTAACGTACAGGAAATCATTATGCTTGACGGTGACAAATCATCTGAGCGTTCTGCTATTCTTTCTAACTTGAACACATACTACAGCGTATACTAATGGCTAAAAAGGCAGTAACACCAGTAAAATTGGAGCGCTTTGTGTCGCGTCCAGGCGTGCATGCGAAGACGAAGACCTCATCGCACAAGCGGTCGAAGAACTACAAAAAAAAGTACCGAGGTCAGGGCAAGTAATCATGGCAAACAAAAACACGTTACTCCAGAAGATGCGAGAAGCTACCGCTCCTGCGAAGGAAGAGGTGGCTAAAGTGGTGCGTTCTGACGCTAAAAAGCTATCAGAACTCAAGCCAATCGTCAGCCTGGACCACGAGGGCGAGCGCATGTTCACCATGGTGCTGGACTACCTCGATGAGACCGGGTTGCTGGAAAGCGTGGACGTAGTGACGATTACCATGCTCGCCAAGAACCTGTCCATGTTCGTGATGCTGTCGCGCGAAATACAGACGGTTGACGATATTGTGCAGGTTTACGAGAACGGATCGTCCAATGTGAGCGGTAAAATGACTGCCTTATCAAAGGTTCAGGGCGAAGTGAGCAAGCTATCGGCCAAGCTGGGCCTTTCGCCTATGGACCGCGCTCGCATGATGGGCGCCGCAGTGAACGCCGCTGCTGCCAACAGCAAGCGTGCTGAGGGGGACGAAATCGACGACCTTGTCTAGTAACGTAGAGCGACTCAACAGGATGTGGGACTACGTCGAGGGAGTGCTCGATGGGTCTATTATTGCTGGAAAGTACGTAATAAAGGCGTATGAGCGCTTTACCAACGACTTAGAGCGTCAAGGTGACGAGGATTTCCCGTGGGTGTTCGACCTGGACGTTGCGGCCAAGTACGTAGCGTTCATAGAAACCGTGTGCGTCCATACGCGTGGAGAGTGGGCTGGCCGACCGTTCGTGCTGTCTCCGTGGCAGGTGGCGTTCATAGGTCAGCTTTTCGGCTGGGTACACAAGGATGACGTCAAAAAGCGGCGTTTTACTACCGCTCACTTCTTTGTAGCGCGTAAATCAGGTAAATCTCAACTTGCAGCGGCCATCATCCTGGCGATGGCTGTCCTGGACGATGACGGTGCCGGGCAGTTCGTGACGGCGGCCACGAAGCGCGATCAGGCGAAGGAGGTGTTCGACGAGATACGCCGATGTGTCAAACGCTCGCCGCCCCTGACGAAGCGGTTTACGGCCAATAGACAAGAGATTCATGGCCCAAAAGACTGCATAATCAAGCCACTTTCGTCCGATGCCAACACTTTGGACGGCCTGAGCTTGAATATAGGATGTGTCGACGAGATGCACGCGATGAAGGACGGTGAACTGTATCGCGTACTC